AAGAGCCTTCGGCGCGTTTGCCAAACAAAGCCACACGTATCCATAAGGTTTGTTGCTTATCACCAAAGCCGATATTATTAGAAACCGTTACGTTTAAAATAGTTAATCCGCTAGCTGTGTGTTTAACTTCAGCGTCACGGCCAATAGCCCCTGTGAATGAAAAAACGTTACTCATAATTCTGACTCCAATTTGTTAATATCAAGCTCTCTAAGCCAAATAAGTGCAGTTGTTTGAGAGCAATTAAAATAAAAGACTATTGATGCTAGTATTTCGGCATCTGTCGGCCTATCGTTGTTTAATATTATCGTGCTTGCTGTTTTTGCAATACTAGCCTCAACTTCTATTCTTTTTTCCTGCAGCTTATTTTCTTCTTCTTGCCATGTTTTTTCATTTTCAAGCTCTATAACTTTTTGCTCGGCAAGCATTTCAAAGCGTATTTTTTCTCGCTCAGAATCTAATAAATCTTCTTGCGCTTTTTTTAGCGCAGCAACTTCAAGCTCAATAATTTTTTGCGCCTGCGCTTCCTTATGCTCCTTTATGCGTGTAATTATTGTCATTTTTAAGTGCTCAATATCAAGCAATACTAAGCTTTCAAAATCATTAAATAAAAACTTATACTCGCCCGCCGCTGCAACTTCTTTTAAATTTGCGCTTATTAGACTTGCAGCTCCTACGGCTATTGATTGGCATCTGCTTAGTTCAAAAATAACAGCATCTTCAAGTGATGATACAGTTCTTTTTCCTTTCATAGCACCCATAAAATCCGGCTGCTGGGTTTTTAAATAAATGGGCTTGATGCCGTCATTTAATGTTTTAATAAAAACACCAAATTCAGCCGTGGTTTTGTTTAAAAGAGCAATTTTGATATTCTCTTTTTGGGTTTTAACAGCTTTTTCCTGTTGCAAAGCAAGCGCGTTAAATTTGTCGGCATACATACGCAACTCGCGTGTAACTTCGCTTATGCTAGCCGTTTGGTCAATAACACTCTTTTCAGTGGCTATGCAGCGCTTCGCTATGTCGCGGGCTTTTTTGCTCTCGTCTTCTGCAATAGCAAAATCATTATCAGTCACAAGGTCGGTCGTAGCTTCTTGCAAAAACTTGTCAAATATAGGACGTACATCGCCGATGTTGCATAGCGTTAGCTCGCCTTTTACTTGTATTATCACGCTGGGGAGACCGATCGTAACCGGTGGTGTTGGTGCTACGGCTTTTTGTTTTATTTGATGATTTTCTAAGTCAATGCTAAATAATTCCCAGCCACGTTTTATTTGTTCCTGCAAGTCTAAGCTTGGCTCAATCCATTCCTGATACGGATCATCAATCCCGTTTGTCGCTAAAAATAAACATCTGTCAGCGCATGAAACCATGAATTGCTGCTGTATCTGTATATGGTGCGAGACTGATGCACCTGATTGTTTTATATCAGCATTAAGCGTCTTGTGCTCGTAGATTGTGCGTTCATCTAACGTAATTCCGTCAAAAGATGCGCTTAGTGACCCGCTAACTCCAATTAATGGATAAAGGTCATCACCTACAAACTGCTCCGCAATAGCAAGCGCAGCCGTCTCAAGTTCGTGACCTTTGTTAAAAATCTTTTGCGTAAAATCGCTTACTTCTGCTTGATAGCCTTTGTATTTGTCAAGCAACGCTTCTCTGCTAATTTTGCCTCTTCCCAGCATTGCAGGCGCATCGGAAGCGTTAAAATATTTGGCTCTGTGCTCGTGCCATTCTTTTGAGCCTGTTTTTACGTCTATTGTTACCATGTTAATATCTCCTCTTTTTGTTCGTCAGTTAATAGACCCTTGCTTTCAATAGCAATTATTAATTCTTCTTTTGTTTTTTTACCTGTCAAAACAATATCTTTCCACTGCTCAAGCTTGGCATTAAAGTTTTCGTTCGTGCAATACTCAAGCGCTGGCGCTTCATACACAACAACAGGCGCGGCTTCATAGACTTCGCGTTCAACAATCCGCTCGGCTTCATCGGTGTCGTAAATCCCGCTAAAACCAAACGCAAGTCGGGCGCATTGTATAAGCGCTTTGTGTCTCAACATTCTGCGTGGGTGAGTTTTCCACGGTTGGGCGTTATCGCGCTTGCACTCAGATAGCCACTCAGTTACCTTTGTTGGGTGCGTCCTATCTTTGCGATAGATGATGCAAGTGCAGCTTTCCGCGTCCTGTTCAAACTCTAATCCGTCAAATGCTGAGTGCTCATTAATAATGCGCGTCCATCCATCAACGCCGACAACAGGGACAATTGATCCTTTATCGGGGAATGCATAAATCTCACGAGTAAACGGATTTAATCCGTATTGGTTGGCAATAACTAAGAGGGCTGTCATTTGCCCATCCGTTATTATCTGGCCTCTAAAAGCTGTTTCTTTTAAAACATTTATTACGTTTGTTTGTGCTCCAACGTGAAACTTTTCGCCCATTATTACTGCTAATTCCTTACTCATTTTTACACCTCTTTGTTAAGTAGTGCTAAATTGTATTATAAAATTTTATAACTGTAAATCATTATTTTAAATTATTAGTGTATAATAATACTTTAATTGATTTGGGGGCTATATGTGGTTAATAAATAAGGTGGAAGATTGTAAGCGTAAAGTCATTGTGCATCGGCAATACGCAGAAATTTCGCAGGCAACGGGTATAAGCTTTGGCTGGATTGCTAAGTTTGCAACAAATAATATAAAAAACCCTGGTGTTTTGCATATTCAAAAACTAGATAATTATTTCAATGGCTAGAAATTATATTGAGCAGGGAATTTGCATAGCTTTTATGCAGCGGCTTAAACAGTATCATCCAGATATTTTTGAGCTTATTTATCACATTAAAAACGAATCGCCAACAGGACACGTCGCTGGGATTGGTATAAAAAAAGGCGTGCCTGATTATTTTTTGGCAATAGCTAAAAGCGAATATCATGGATTGTACTTAGAGATGAAAAAACCGAAGGGCAAGCTTAGCAAAGATCAATTAGAATTTATACCCAAGCTGAGGGAGCAAGGGTATAAGGTCGAAGTATGTTATTCTTGGGCTGAAGCTGTTGACGCTTGTTTGATTTATTGTTTAGATAAAATCATTTTGTGAATGCTCTGCTTTGTACTTAGCTTTTGTTTGACTTACTTTTTCGTAATTTGCATGAGAAAATTTATATATTCTTTCTTTTATTTTTTCAGAATTTTTAGCGTAGTTTTTGGCTTTAACTACGCTGTAACATTGCTTGCAATCGCTGCGGAAACCACACTTTTTAGTGTTATCCTTTGAAAACTCCTCAAAACCCCTTGCAATCTTGCACTTACTACATATTTTCATTTTTACTTACTCCTACAAATGTATAAAAATTTTTACCTTGTTTTCTAAAAAATTCAATATCGTAATCGTTTAAAGTATTGTCTCTAAATAGCCGATATTGGTCGCGTTCTTTTTCGTTTGATACTCTTAAAAATAACCGAATGGTTTTGTTAAAAATAGTCGAGACAGTGACAACCTTTATTCGCGCGTCGCCTTTAAAATCATTGGCTATTTTAAAGTTCATTATCGGTTCGCTAATATGCTTTTCAGAGTTTGCTTTGCTTTTTACGGCTTCTTCTAGCGTTAACTTTGCATTGGGGTCTATTATTTCAGCTTTGCAAGCTTGGCAGTATCTAGACGCAATGTCGTTCTCGTGACCGCATTCTTCGCATTCTTTAAACGTCCATTTGTACGTACATCTCTGATCTTTTTTTAGTAACCCAAAGCACCGTCGGCCAAAATGACTGGGAACCGGTCTTTCTTCTTGATCTTGTACAATGTCGCCTGTGTCTTCCCACATAAAATATCCATTTTCATGATACCCATACCCGGCATCATTAGGGCGCATTGCGAATTGATTTTCATGACTGCAATCAGGGCAAACAGCCGATATTTTTTCGGCTTCGTTTGGCGCTTTGGCTTTTATTTTTGGATCAAACGGGTCGCCGCTTGGAAAATGCACAGGGAAATTATCGGCATAATCTAGGACTAAACAATAGTCTTTGTTAGTCTCAAGCCTTAATCCCCTGCCTATGATTTGCTGTAATAGCCTGCTTGACTCAGTTCGGCGCATAAGCGCTATACAGTCAACATGAGGCCAGTCAATGCCAACAGTTAAGCAATCAACATTAACAATGTACTTAATGTATTTTTGCTCAAACAGTTTCATTGTTCGCTTGTTAGTTTTTATCTTACTGTGGACAATCCCCGACAGGTGTTTGGGTAGGCTTTCCAATACTTCTTCGGCGTGTTGTATTGTTTGTGCAAAAATAATAACGCCGTTATATCCTTCTGTCGTTCTGACAATATCGGCGACAATATCAGACGTTAAGCGCCCTTGTCCTATAAAAGCTTCATCGACGCTGTGCTGGTCAAACTTTCCTTTTTTATCAAGTATCAAACCGCCAGTTTCGTATTTAAACGCGTTTTTACCGAGCAGCGGCTTAGTTAAATATCCCGCACTTAATAGGTCATGCGCGTAAGCTTCGTAAGTGCATTTATAAAAATACGGATCAAAAGTGTCCTCAACAAAACCATTTTTATGATGGATGCCGTAAATATAGCCCATACCCATACGGTATGGCGTGGCAGTCAAGCCAATGACACGTATTAGGGGATTTTGCGCCCTTAGGTGGTCAATGAGCTTTTTTACTGTAGAGCTTATTAAATCACATTCGTCAAGGATAATAGCGCCATAAGCTCCTAGTCGGTCGGCGCTATTAAGCAATGAGAGAGGAGATCCAAATATCACATTTTCTTTTAATGACTTTTTTCCAGCGCTAGCGCAAAAAATAGACGCTGAGTAACCTGTTGATAAATATTTTTTTGTATTTTGCACAACCAGTTCAGCGCTTGGAGCTGTGCATAGTATTTTCTTCTTAGTAAGTCCATGCAATATGGTCGCTAATTCTGCGACTACGTGACTCTTTCCTCCGCCCGTGGGTATCACTATAACCTGACTTTCTAGTGACGTTTTAGCGTGTGCAATCCCTGCTTCTACTGCTTTTTTTTGATATTGTCTTAACATTATTAAACCGTTTGTGTTACTATGTTTAACACACTATAACACAACAGCGTACAATAATGCACATATTAACTTTAAAAGAAACGACGGCCGCGCTGACCATTTCAAGGTCGACGCTTTATCTATTAATCAAAAATAGGGAGATAAAAACTTTTAATATCACAGCAAAAAGAATCGGCGTTTTGCGGTCAGAAATAAATAGATATTTGGCGGCTAAAAATGAAAACAAATAGACATCTGCTTAAGCCCTGCTCACATTGCAAAAATTCCGAAAAATGGATAATTGTAGAAACAACAAACGCGAACGGTAGTATTGTTTATCCATATTATTGCTCGCCTTGCTGGCACCGTGGTCCAATCGTAGAAAAAAAATTAATTGCCCACGAGGTTGGTTATGAGCATAACAGCTAAAGGGATTTATTTAGTACCAATTCCTCGCATCAATGGGCTGGCAACAAAAGCACCTGTGGCGGCGGGATGGAACAAGCCAAGGGCTCAAAATAACCGTAACGGCTTTTCTGATGATCCGGTTATTATGCAGGGGCGCGAGGATTGGAATTTTGGCATCTATCATGGCGCAAGTAATACGCTGGCGTTTGATATTGACGACATGACAAAAACGCTCAGTATATTTGACGACATTGGTTGTGATATTAGGGTATGGCTAGCAGATCCGGATAGGCTAGAAATAAAATCACCGTCATCAAACCGTGGGAAATTGTTATTTAAAATGCCTCTCGGCGCGCACAAGCTGCATCAGTTGGCGGGGGTTTTTGAACTTAGGTGCGGAAACTGTCAAGATGTTATTTATGGAGAACATCCAAACGGTGGTTTTTATAGTGTGATAGGTAATATTGAAAAAATACCTGATGTGCCTGAGATTTTGCTTAATATGGTGACAAATTGGGCGGACTGGAAAAAGATTTTTACACCAGAAAAAACAGCACCTAAAACAGGTAAAAAAACAATGGTGTCTGGGCAGGATGTTGCGCTATTTAATGCAAGATACACAGTCGCAGAAATACTTTTACGCAATGGCTACAAACAAACTGGCAAGCGTTTTATAAGGCCACATTCAGCCACTGGCGTGCCTGCTGTTATTTTATATGATGATGGGTTTATATTTAGCCACGGCTCAGACGCGCTAAACAACGGGCATACTCACGATGCTTTTTCTTGCTACAAAATACTTGAGTGTGATGATGATTTTGCAAAAGCGACAAGGTGGAACAGAAGTAAAGGGACACTTACGCAAGAAACTGTCCCTTTAAATGTAAACGCAAATGACGCGGGGGGCGGTAGCTATCTAACGCACGACAAGCCTGCATTAAGCTGGGATTACCCCCATCAATCAGACAACGGCGACGCGCTGGCAACGACTGAGAATCTTATGTGGCTGTTTGCACAATATGGGATCGAGTGTTATTACGACGAGATTTTAAAGAAAATATTTATTGTTACGCAAAACGATACAATCAATGATATTAGCGATAACGGCAAACTTGAAACTATAAAATCATTAATTTCTTTAAATAATTTCCCTGACAAAATTAACACACGAATATCGGCTATTTTAATGAATAATTGTGTTAATCCGGTGCTGCAATATTTGGAGTCTGTTGCCTGGGATGGAGTAAGCAGGATTGAAGCACTGTGCGAAAGCGTAAAAGTCAGTGAGCTTGACAAGGAGTATAGAAACGCATTAATTAAAATGTGGCTGGTGCAATGTGTGGCGGCTGCTGATTGTGCAGAAAAGTCGCCTATATTGTCTGTGCTGCCTAAATTTGAATCTGTCATGGTCTTTCAAGGCGATCAAGGAGGTAAAAAAACCAGTTGGCTAGGAAGCATCGTGCCTAAAGCGTATCGGTCTTATGTGTTAAGCGGGATTATTTTAGACATTGCTGATAAAGATTCACGAAAACAAGCTTTATCAGGCTGGATAGTTGAGTTGGGGGAACTTGACGGCACGTTTAGGAGGTCTGACATAGCAAAGCTCAAAGCGTTTTTATCTAACGAAATTGACGAGATACGTATGCCCTATGCGGCCATGTCGTCGCAGTTCAGGAGGCGAACTTCATTTTTTGCATCGGTCAACGAGTCAAAGTTTTTAAATGATGACACGGGAAACCGTCGTTTTTTGCCCTTGCGAGTATTATCGACAAATCCAGCGCACGGGATTAATTTAAATCAATTATGGTCTGAAGTGTATCAATTATATATAAACGGGGCGGAATGGTGGCCTAACGAGGAGTTATTGACTATGTTAATCGATAGGCACGAGGAGCATACAGCCATTAATAATATCGAAGATGCTGTGTCTGTTGTTTTTGATTTGAGTGAAAGGCCAAGCTACGGGGGTGTTTTAACATGTACAGAGATATTAATTTCTGCGGGTAGGTCACAGCCGACTAAATCGGACGTGAATCAAATTGCAGCAATTTTAAAAAAATCCGGTTTTGTTTATAAGAGACATTTAGGAAAAAGAGGATTTATAATCAATAAAATCTTAAATTGAAAAAAGACGTGCCAAGTGCCAAATACAGTTTAAGCCCTTGGCATTCGTGACTTGGGCTTTTTTTTTTAACATGGCACAAGTCGCAACTTTTGCGTTACATACATATATAGCATTAATGTATATGTATATGTATGTATTAGTATAGTTTATATAAAATAGTTATGCCACTTGTGCCATAAAGTAAGACAAGCCACGTAACTCAAAGCCTGCAGAGATGGCACAACTAAAAAGACGTGCCATAGTTGCGCCCAGTTGTGCCATAATGAGATAAAATGAATAAAAAAGAAACGTGGGAAGATATACAAAAAAATGACAAAAAATTAGCCGAGCTTTTAATTGAGCTAAAAAACACATTTGGACGAGTAGAGCTAATAAGTTATAATAAAAACAAATCTCCGCCAACCACTCAAGCCCTATTAAATAAATAGGGCATTTTTTTAAAGGGTAAGATGAAAGATTGTAAGCATACTCACTTTGCTATTTATGTATCGTACAGAAAGTGCGTGTGCATTGATTGCGGCCATGAGAAGCCACTTTATGATTTATTTATTGAGCATCAGAGATAAAATAATAAAATAAAGTGTTTACATTGCGATCAATGAGCGTATAATTCTAATCACGGTCTCAACAACTGAGACCCTTTTTAGGAAATACGACATGTACAAAGTAATGTTAAAAGATGAAACAGTTGGAAAAGTTGATTGCTTAGTAGTTAATGTTGGTGACTTGGTAACAATTGACTTGCATGACGAGAACGGCATGCCAATTCAAAAGACTGGGATTGTTGACGAGATCCTTGAAGATAATACAAATTATGAGCCGTCTTTATCTTTTAGATTGAACATGAAGTTTGGAACTGTTAGTGATGCTCATGTGATGACTAATGTAAATATGGGATTAAATGCTTATGACACATTGTGCTTAATATGTGCTGAATCAAGCGTAAATCTTGATAATGTTGATGATTCTGATTTTGACTCTTGCTCTATTGCATTAAAGAATTTTTGTAATGCAGCTAACGATAATACGGGCTACACTGTTTCAGTTTGGTTTGATGAATAACCCAACACCAGATCAAATCAAACAAACCCGCAAGGACGCGGGTTTAACACAAACCGCTGCGGCTCTGTTAATATACAAAACGTGCAGAGCTTGGCAACAATACGAAAAAGGCGACAGGGCTATGGATTTAGCCTTGTTTGAATTGTTTATGATTAAGGCGGCAAGATAATGGAAATAACACAGCGCAAAACAGCGGACTTGATACCTTATGTGGTATAATTACTTGTGGTCGCAAGCCATATAAAAATATAGATTAAACAAAAGCCAATTCCAACATCATGAGCGAATCTATATGCTCACTTGCGATGATGTTAGAAGCGGCTTTTTTTTATGGGTTAAAATTATGAAAGAACAATTATTTTTAAAAGAGTATTTAAAAAACGAAAGCGCAAGCGAAGCAATAATTAAATCTTATGGCCATGAATCTAAGACAGGAACCGCTTGTTATGTTTATGCGCTCGTTGCTGATGATACTGACGAAATAATTTATATTGGCAAAGGGAAAGGAAATAGAGTTTATTCTCACGTAAAAGCAGCTAAAAATGGAAGAATAGACAATGTACCAAAACACAAGGCAATCCAAGAAATATTAAAGCGAGGCTCAAAAATTCGTGAGATGATAATTGAAAGTGAATTATCAGAGCGCAAAGCATTAGCCGTTGAAAAATATTTAATTGAAAACCTAAAAGATAAATTAACCAACATTGCTAATGGATCTCAACATAATTTAGATAAATGTATTGAAAGAGCAAAACATTATATTTCTAAATTAAAGCCTATTGATGTATGGTTAAAAACAATGCCAAATAAATATTGGGTAGAAATTTGCAAAGAAGATGAACGCATAGCAAAACAAATTTATAACAAAACTTTAGATTTTTGGAATATGATAATTAATAATCAGTTAAAAAAACCCGTAAAATAGGGGAATCTAGGGAAAAATATGGAAAAGAAGGCAGGAAATAGGGGCTCAGGACGCAAAAAAGGAGCGCCTAATAAAGTTACCAAAGAATTAAAAGAAATGATTCTAGGCGCGTTAGATGACGTTGGCGGTCAGGCTTATTTAGCAAGACAGGCCGGAGAAAACCCGACTGCATTTTTAACGCTTGTAGGTAAAGTGTTGCCGATGCAAATAAAAGCAGAAGCAACCGTAACAACTGGCTATTCATTTAATGTGATTCGCGCATCAAAAGACGATGTCAAAATTAATTGATTTACATTTAACAATACCTCAAGAAGCCTTTATCTTTAGCGAGTCCATCCACCCCGCAATGGTCGCAGGATATGGGGCAGGTAAATCACAGGCCGCTGTGATTAGACTGGCTTTGCTTGCGCTTAAGTATCAAGGATTATCGTTTGCCTTTGTTGAGCCTACTTATGACCTTATCAGGTTAATTGCCTTTCCAAGATTCCAAGAAATATTAGACGAGTGGGGCGTAAAGTACACGCTTAACAAAGCCGATGCCATCCTTAAGCTTGATAACGGATCACAAATAATCTTTAGAAGCGCAGACAGTCCAGAGCGTTTAGTTGGTTTTGAAGTGGCTGACGCGGTAATCGATGAAGCTGATACGCTACGCATAGACCAAGCCAGAACAGTATGGGCTAAAATGCTTGGGCGTATTAGAGAGCGAAAACCAGATAATTCACCTAATACATTAGCAGCAGTATCAACGCCTGAGGGGTTTTCCTTCATGTATGAGATGTGGGGCAAAGAACCACGAGAAGGCTATGAACTAATCAAAGCACCAACATCAAGCAATCCATACTTACCAGAAGGCTACATCGCACAATTACAAGCAACATACTCAAGCGCACAACTATCAGCGTATTTAGATGGAAACTTTGTAAACCTTAACGCTGGGAGCGTTTACCATGAGTTTGATAGGAAGCTTAATTCATCCGTTGAAACAATTATGGATGACGATGTTTTGCATTGCGGAGTTGATTATAATGTTACTAATATGTCCGCTGTTATTCATGTTATTCGTGGCGATATTCCTCACGCAGTTTTTGAATTTACTGGCGTGTTCGATACACCAACGTTATCAAAAATATTAAAAGAAAAATACCATGCACATCGTATTTTAATCTATCCAGATGCAAGCGGAAACGCGCGTAAATCAAACAACGCTAGTGAGAGTGACCATAGCATCATGAGAGCATACGGCTTGCAAGTATTGGTCAATTCAAGAAACCCTTTTGTAAAAGATAGAGTATTGTCATTTAATAAAATGATTAACAATCAAGGAGAGCGAAAATACTTTGTTAATCCTCAATATTGCCCAATGTTAGTGGAGTCATTAGAGAAACAGGCTTATGACAAAGCTGGAGAGCCTGATAAAAAAGCTGGGTTCGATCATATTGTTGATGCTGCTGGTTATTTTGTATCGTATCGCTATCCAGTAGTAAATAATAAACCAACCTTTGCAAGCATCACAGGAATTTAATCATGAGCGTCGACACGAAGAACAAAGAATATAAAGAGTACTATAAAACATGGGAACGGTGCGAGCATGCCTCACAAGGTCAAGACGAGATACATGAGTATGGAGTTGAGTTCCTTCCACGCCTAAGCGGACAAACAGATCAAGAATATTATGCTTATAAGCAAAGAGCATTATATTTTAACGCTACGGCTAGAACTATTGACGGCTTGACTGGCATGCTGTTCATGAAGCCAGAGGCGGTTACAGCTCCAAGCGCAATGTCTGACATCATAGCCGATGTGACCATGAGCGGATTGTCATTGCATCAACTATCTGAGATGGTAGCCGAAGAAGTTATAACGCTTGGTCGTTGTGGTGTCTTGGTCGATTATCCACCCATTGTTAACGCAGTCACACTTGCCCAAGCACAGGCACAAGGCGCAAGACCTTACGCGACACTATACAATGCAGAGTCAATCATCAATTGGAAAACCGGACGCATAAACAACGTTGAGCACTTAACGTTAATTGTGCTTGAAGAAGAATATGAAGTTGAAGGCGATGAATTTGAATCTAAATGCGAACCACAATGGCGCGTATTAGATTTAAGCGAAGGTTTTTATAGACAAAGAATTTATCAAAAAGACAAGAAAGGCGAGTTTGTTTTAATTGATGAGCTTTACCCTCAAATCAATGGGCAACTACTAAGCAAAATACCCTTTGAATTTTTTGGTGTGCATGATAATACTCCGCACGTAGATAAACCGCCATTGTTAGACTTGATTGATGTAAACCTTTCGCACTACAGAACCACAGCCGACTATGAACATGGCTTGCACTTTACCGGACTTCCTACGCCTGTTGTTACTGGCTATTACTCAGACGATCAATCCGCACAACTCAAAATAGGCAGCGGCACAGCTTGGCTATTACCAGACCCACAATCAAAAGCGTTTTACTTAGAGTTTACTGGTCAAGGCTTAGGTGAATTGCGTGAAGCATTGCGCTCAAAAGAGGCAATGATGGCAACGCTGGGAGCGCGAATCTTAGCGCCTGAAAAACGCGCGGCTGAATCAGCACAAACGGCTAATATTCACCGTTCAAGTGAAAACAGTGTATTAGCTTCAATTGCTCAGTCTATTAGCATTGGTTTAACACACGTCATGGAGTATTTGCGTGATTGGTCAAACATTACAGGCGATGTTAAGGTTGAGTTAAACCGTGATTTTATACCGAATAGCATGACAGCTCAGGACTTAGATAGTTTGGTTAAGGCTTGGCAAAGCGGATCAATTTCGCATCAAACTTTATTCAACAATCTTGTTGCTGGTGACATTATCACGCAAGACGTATCGTTTGATGATGAAATGGAGCGCATTGCAGTTATGCCTGCTGGCGGTGGGTGCGCTATATGACAGAATCAGCTAACACGCAACTACGCGATAAAACGATTGCACATGAAATTTATTTGCAACGATATTACTCATCAACCAGTAAAAAAGTCATGGATTTGCTGCGTGTTGTTGAAAAAGATTTAGTACGTCAATTAAAAACGCTCGACCTTGATAACCAAATGACAATCCCACAGATTGACGCAAGATTGGAATCAGTACGAGCGATTTTAAATGAAGGTTATACGTTAGCCGGCAAAGAGTTGACGCAACAAATGAAAGACGCGGCAGTTTATGAACAAGAATGGCAGATCAAGACGACTAACAGCGTAACGCCTATAGTTTTAGACTTAACCGCTGTTGCTCCTGCTGTGCTGTTTGCGGCTATAGAGTCTAAGCCATTACAAGGCAAGCTCATAAAAGAATGGATTGATAAGCTGGACAGCGATAGCTTTTCAAGATTGCAGGACGCGGTAAGAATTGGCTTAGTCGAAGGTCAATCTTATAGCGATGTAGTCAAAAGAGTGACAGGCACAAAGGCGCTACAGTTTACCGATGGTGTTACGGCTTTAAACAGACGACAAGCTCAAGCGATAGTATCGACTGCAATGTCACACGCTAGCAACACGGCAAGCCAAGAATATTACAAGGCTAACGCGGATATATTTAGTGGTGTGCAGTGGGTTAGCACATTGGATGGAAAAACCAGTTCAATCTGCCAAGCGCGTGATGGTAAAGTTTATCCTCTTGATAGTGCTTTATACCCACCCGCCCATATCAATTGCAGATCGTCAACGGTCAGTGTTTTAAAATCATGGGAAGGTATGGGCATTAAAAACCCAGATGGAAGAACTAGAGCGAGTTTTTCAGGCCAAGTTGCTCAGACGCTTAATTACAATGATTGGTTAAAAACGCAATCAAAAGAATTTCAAGATGATGTACTTGGAAAAAAGAAAGGCGAGCTATTTAGAAATGGATTGCCATTAGATAGATTTATTGACGAATCGGGAAAGACGCTAACGTTAAAGCAGCTAAGAATAAAGGAATCGAACATATTTAAAAAGGCTGGTTTGTGATATAATTCAAGCATAGATTGTGCTGGTAACACAATCTATACTCTAACATAAACGACTTTTTGGGAGTTATCATGCCTACAGACAATCATCGCATAACTACAATCTACGGTCTATACTCAACATCAAATAAAGATGAAATAAAGTATATCGGCCAAACAACCTGCACACTTAAAAGAAGATTAAGCGGTCATATAAAAATAGCTAAACACCTAAAAACAAAAAAAGATATTTGGATTTATTCTGAATTATCAAAAGGCTTTGAAGTAAAAATTTTAGAAATAAAAACAAACGCAATCTGGGATAAAACAGAAATTGAAGTTATTGCTGACTTTAAAAGTTGCGGATCTAATTTGGTTAATACTTTATCTGGTGGCAGCGGCTCAAGGGATTATCCACAAGAATTAAAAAACAAAATAAGTGATACTGTAAAACAGCTTTGGAACAGTAAAGAATATAGAGAAAATAGAGTTACTAAAAAAGGCGTTACTTGGTCACAATCTAGGCGTGAATCTCATAACAACAAAACAAAAGAGCAAAAAACAGAAAGCGGCAAAAAATCATTGTTAAAAATGACAAAAGAGCAAGTCTTTAATAGAGCGTCTATTGCTGCAAAAGCATTATGGGAACAAAGAAGAAGCAACGGAACCGACAGAGGGGTGAATTGCAACGGGGCAAAATTAAACGATATATTGGTTTATGAAATGCGAGTTAAACACAAGGCAGGAATGTCATTTGTTGAAATTGCAAAACAATACGGCGTATCTAGTAGGGGTGCGTCAAAAGCCATTAAGGGCGAAACTTGGGCGCATGTTGCCCAACCTTAACTCGGGGCATAAGTACACATTGGCAGAGTTAAAAGCAAAAGAAGCTTGATCTTATTTTTTTTATGTTATAGTACGTCAAAATCGTTAGGCGATCTTTTAAACGGGCTAAGCCCTCCAAATCCCAAGGGGAAAAAATGGAAATTACACCAGAAATACAAGCAATGATTGCTTTAGCTGTTGAGTCGGCAATTGGCGGGCTTAAGACAAAGAACCAAGAACTGCTAGACAAGAACAAGAAACTTATGAAAGGCCAAGAGATTGACCCTCAAACGGTTATTGATCTTGAAGCGCAGATTGACAAACTGACTGTGGACTTAAGCGCAGCTAATAAAGCAGGCAAAGACTCAGCCAAAATAATGGAAACATTACAAGGTCAGTTGAGTTCTGAATCTGGCTTTACGTCTAAGCTACTTTTAGACAATGGGCTAACAGATGCTCTTGTTAAAGCTGGTGTGTCAGCTCCATTTTTACCCGCTGTAAAGGCTATGCTGTCATCACAGGCTAAGATCACTGTTGATGGTGATAGCCGAAAAGCGATGATTGGCGATAAGGATTTAAGCGTGTTCGTCACAGAATGGGCTGGCAGCGATGACGGTAAACATTATATTTCAGCACCTTCCAACAGCGGAGGCGGTGCAAACGGTGGTAGCGACACAGGCACATCGAAAACAGTAGGTCGATCAGGCTTTGACACAATGTCACAAGCTGAAAGAGCTAGTTTTATTAAGCAAGGCGGCAAAGTTTCGGAGTAAAAATCCTGTTTCGATTGCCGTCTAATTATTTTTTTATTTTAGAAGGCAATCGAAATGGCAAACGTATTAAACAACCTCGCAGCAGACATCTACAAAGCGGCTGATGTGGTCGGTCGTGAATTGGTCGGCTTTATTCCATCAGCTACAATCAATGGCAACGCAACAGACAGAGCCGCTAAAGGCGACACTATCCGCGCAGCTTTCACACGCACTCCATCAGTAAACACCTCGTTCGCTCCTTCAATGACTATTCCCGAGGGAACAGATCAAACGATCGACAATAAAACTATGGTGCTTGATTCTTACGCGTCCGTCCAGATTCCTTGGACAGGTGAAGATATTAAACACGTAAACAACGGGTCAGGCTACGAAACCATTTATGGTGACCAAATAGCTCAAGCCATTCGCGCATTGTGCAACAAGATCGAACAAGATTTATTTGCAACAGTTTACAAAGGTGCTTCACGCGCTGTTGGTACTGCTGGCACTACTCCATTCGCTTCTAATTTTGACACTATCGCTCAAGTCAGACAAATTCTTGTCGATAACGGTTGCCCAACTGATAACCAAATCAGCTTGGTGATGAACACAGCGGCAGGCGTTAAGCTTCGCAACCTTGCACAGTTACAACAAGTAAACACAAGCGGCAATGAAGAATTGTTACGTCAAGGTACTTTACTTGATCTTCAAGGCATCATGATAAAAGAGTCTGCTGGTATTACTACCCATACAAAAGGCGGCGGTACTTCTTATGTAACCTCTGGTTCAACGGCTATTAATGTTACCGACATTGCCTTAGTAACTGGTTCAGGTACTGTTCTTGCTGGTGACGTTGTAACTTTCGCAGCCGACACAGCAAACAAATATGTTGTTGGCACTGGCGTTACTGCTGCTGGCACTATTTCTTTGAACGCTCCAGGCGCACAAAAAGTAATTGCTACAGCTAACGCTTTGACAATTGGCGATTCTTATACTCCAAGCGTTGCTTTTCATAAGTCAGCGGTTGAATTAGGTATGAGAGCGCCTGCAATGCCCAACGGTGGTGATTCTGCTGTTGATGTAATGACAGTGCAAGATCCAACAAGCGGCCTAGTTTTTGAGATCGCAGTTTATAAGGGTTATATGAAAACCATGCTTGAAGTTCGTTGTTTGTACGGCTCTAAAGTGTGGAAACCAAACCACGTTGCAACGTTGTTAGGTTAATCGTTAAATAGTTTAGGGGGGTCGTGTTCGTTCCTGTTCGCGGTCTCCCGACTTATTTTTATTTATTTGAGGTGTGATAAATGGCTTTAATTGTTGAGAATGGCGAAGGTTTAGCCAATGCAGAAAGTTATATCTCTGTTGCTGATGCTAGCACATATCATACTAATCGTGGCAATGCAGCATGGGCGGCAATTGCGAGCGATACAATTAGAGAGCAACTTTTAAGAAAATCAACCGAGTATATGATGGCTGTTTACCGCTTAAGGTGGGCAGGCTATAGATACAATTCTACACAGGCTTTGGATTGGCCTAGGTTATACGTGCCAATATTAGACACGTTATCGGCTAATCAGTTCCCACAGTATTTTGATTTTAATGTTGTGGCGGTAAACGTAAAAAATGCTTGTGCAGAATTGGCTTTAAAAGCAAACACAGAAACGCTAATGGCTGACTTAGGTCAAGCCACTATCAGAGAGAAGGTAGACGTGATCGAGGTCGAATATGATAAATATTCACCACAATATAAGCGCTACATTCAGATTGACAATTCATTATCCATCTACTTTAAAAGTAGAGATAGCAGCGCAATGCTAGTGCGCACATGACAGCGCTAGACACATCAGCTAGGGCATTATCGGTCAAGCTACTGGGCAAGTTTGGAAAATCGATAACACTGCAAAGTATAGCCGAAGGCGCTTATGATCCAGTTACCGGAGACATGGCGGCTAATACAGTTACCACATCATATCCGCTTGCTGTTGTTGGTGACTTTAAGGGATTGGCATTATCCAGTGGTGTCATTCAATATGGCGACAGAAAAGTTACTATTGCGTCTTCTGGTTCGGTTTTACCATTGCCAACTGACAAGGTTATTATTGACACCGAGACTTATAACGTTATCTCAGTTAAGTCGATATGGTCGGGTGAATTGGCTGCACTTTATGAATTACAGGTTAGAAAATGACGCAATCAATCACTCAAGTTGTGGCTAATGCAACAGGGCATATTGACACACGCATAAGAAAAGCGACCAGCGAGGTATTTAAAAATATTCGTTACATGAACCCAGTCGGTGATCCTAGCCAATGGAAACACCCAGAGCGTGCGCCTGTTGGTTATGTTGGCGGTAATTCTCGCAATAATTGGCATTGTACTATGGGCGCTCCGTTTGTCGGGGAAGATGCAACAGGCACAGAGGCTAAGATATTAGCAGCAATACCCGTACATGCTGGAAGTGTGGTTTATCTAACTAACAACGTTGATTATATTCAGCGACTAGAGTATGACGCGCACAGCAGACAAACTCCAAATGGAATGGTTAGGCAGTCAGTAGCACTATTTGAAGGGGTATTGAATGGCATTAGTTGAGATCCGCACAGCACTAGAGGCTAAACTAAACGCGCTCACTCCATCATTAGCGACAGCGTGGGAAAGCGTACCTTTTACTCCTGTGGTTGGCACGGCTTTTCAGCAAGTTAATTTAATGATCGCCGACACGCTTAACCCAACAATGGGAGGCGGACACTATAGGCTTAAGGGATTTATGCAGGTTTTATTGTGCTATCCACCAAGCTTAGGAGCAAAACCAGCATCAACAAGAGCTGATTTATTAGTAAATCATTTTAAAAGATCGACAAGTTTAACAAGTGGCGGTGTGGTTGTTATTATTGATAAAACACCGTCAATACATCCACCAATGGTAGACGGGTTGCTTTATCAAATACCCGTTTCAATTTATTTTTCAGCAGATATTTACCCAACATAAAGAGGTTACAAAATGGCAATTGCTCAAGGCGTTAAAAAAGTATTAGCGTACAAAAAACAAACAGGCTTAGGCGTACCAGCGTCAGGCTCAGGCGGTCAAGAATTAAGACGCGTAACCAGTACTATCAATCTGACAAAAGAAACTTACCAATCTTCTGAAATCAGATCAGATCAACAAATGGCTGATTTTAGACACGGCTCAAGGCAAGTAAGCGGTTCATTAAGCGGAGAATTATCGGCTGGGACTTACAAAGATTTTTTACAGTCAGTTTTACGTAGAGATTTTGCAACAATCACATCACTAACAGCGGTGGCTATGACTATCGTTGCATCAACTGGCGTTATTACTTTCCAAACTGGAAACCCTTTAGCTGGCGGCATCAAAATTGGTAACGTGACTAGGATTACAGCCGGTAGCGTTAACGCTGCAAACTTAAATAAAAATTTGTTAGTTACTGGCGTTACAGCTACGACTTTGACAGTTAAAACCCTAAACGGTAGCGCATTGGCTGACAATGCTACATCGGTCACAGGCGTTACAGTTGCGGCCACTGGTAAAACCACTTACGTTCCAGAAACATCACAAACAAATGATTATTATGGGTTAGAACATTGGTTTAGTGATTTGGGGCAATCTGAATTTTATAGCGACATCAAACCAACTAATGCACAGGTTAAAATCCCTGCAAATGGTATGGCCACTATTGATTTTCCATTGGTCGGCTTAAACGTAACCACTGGCACATCACAAGTATTAACATCACCAACTGCAATCACCACAGGTGGCGTAACTGCTGGCGTAAATGGCTTGTTATTAGTTGCCGGAACTCCGGTAGCTATTGTTACATCAATCGACTTTGATATTAATGGCAGCATTGCGGTTGCTGATGCGGTTGTGGGTTCTGTTGCTCGACCTGATGTGTTTCAAGGCACAGTAATGGCAAGCGGCACATTCAGCGCTTACTTTACCGATGCAGCATTCAGAGATTATTTTATCAACGAAACTGAGGTATCTATTGTCGTAGCATTGACAACCGATAACACAGCAGCGGCTGACTTCGTGGTCTTTACAATGTCACGAGTCAAATTAGGCGGTGCGGATGTGTCAGACGGTCAAAATGGTTTAACGCGAACGTTTCCATTCACGGCTCTAAAAAACACCTCAGGCGGTGCGGCTTTAGCTAATTTAGCCACGACTATCATGGTTCAAGATTCATTAGCATAAAAACAGTGATATACTTGCCTCTGTATCTAATTTTTATATATAGAGGCATTTTTTTATAAATTAACAGGAACATACGAACATGACAAAAGCAGCAGGATTTTCATTATCAGATTTAGACTTAACTAGCGCCAGTGAAAAGGCTTACGAGTTTGAGTATTTACGCACCGATGGAAGCGACACAGGTGTATTTATTACTGTGCTAGGCTCACAAGCTCCTAAGGTTCAAGAGTGGGTACGTAAAAGCTTAAACCGAAGACGCTCACAAGAAGCAATGGCCGCCAAGCGCGGAAAAGAAATTGATCGCACGGTCGAGGACGACGAGCAGTTCGGTGTTGACGCATCAGCAATTAGAATTGTTGCATGGCGTGGTATTGCTGAACCTTACTCGCACGAAAGCGCGTTAATCCTAATGGCTAATAACTCAGAAATCAGAGACCAAGTATTTGAGGCATCAAACAACTTGGGAAACTACAGCAAAGCTTAATTGATGAACTGGTTTTATTTGGAAAGCGAGAGTTTGAACTAAGCTCAACAAATGAAAACGGCTCAAGCTTACGCGATGAAGTAACCGTGATTGTTCAGGCAGGACATGATATCCCTTTAGAGTATCAGAGCCTGCCACTACCCAGCTCTTACGGCTATTGCTGGCAATGGTTTAGTGAGTTAAGCCGAACCAGAACCAGCAACGGCTATGGACAGGATGCTATAAGATATAGTGAAATAGAAGCGTGGGGTAGGCTAACTCACACTCAAATAGATTATTTAGAGGTACGCGCTATCATGCAACTTGATGGGGCGTATTTAAGCCATCAATCCGAACAAATCGCAAAGCGGAGCAAAAAATAATGTCAACTGACTCATATTCAATTCACGTCGCGGTAGATTCAACAAGCGCAGTAACAGCCACGCGCAACTTAAACGACATGGCTCAGGCTACGGGGCGCAGTGAAACAGCACTTTCTGGTCTTAGTGGTGCTGCTAAAATAGCAAGCGCGGCTCTGGCGGGTATGAGTTTTTTGGCTATTGGTAAAGATTTAGTAAAAACAGTCGAGGAAGTTCAAAATCTATCGATTAGATTGAAAGGTTTAACTAAAAATACGGATGATTATACAAAAGTCCAAGAGTATTTAGTTGATGTTTCAAACCGACATCATAAAAGCAATCTGGTCTTAGCCGATTCTTTTAGTCGTTTATTGACGCTAGAGCAATCGGGATTAATTACTCGCAAACAATCAATGGCCTTACTTGAGGGAATAAGTAATGCTAGCAGCAAGACAGGGGCAACGACCGAGCAATTAAAGCAATCTATGTTCGGATTGAGTCAGGCTATGGGGTCTGGCGTTGTTCACATGGAAGAACTTAATCAAGTCACTGAGCCCATACCAGGCTTATTAAATAATATTGCAGCAGCCGCTGGTTATACTGTGGGAGAATTTAGAAAGCTAGTGGGCGAAGGCCGAATTACATCAGAAGTGTTTGGAAAAGTGATGGTTGAGGCTTTTAACAGTTACAAAGGCGCAGCAGAGGCCGCAGGCGATACCTTAACCGCAAAATATGCAGATATTGGCAATTCATGGACAGCATTAGCAAAAGCTGTGGAAGCTCCCGTGGTCAATACTCTATCGCCCATCCTTGATTTAATCACTAACCAAGTACACGCGCTCGCTCAAGACTTGCGAGAGCTTAACGATTTTTATAAGGCTATAAAAACATCAGTGGGTTATGGTGTTGGTGGGTCGCCCGACAATGGACAAGCGGTTGATCTTACTGGCAGAGCAAAGGCACCAACGCAAGCAGATCCAGCAAAGGAAAGCGCAGCAGCAATAAGGGCAGAGATAGAATCTACAAAAGCAACAAAAGCAACAAAAGACAAAACAGCGGCAAAAAAAGAAGAGGCAGTAGCAACAAAAGCACTGGCAGAGGCCGAGGCAAACTTCAAAGCTCAACAAGATGCAAACATAGCGACATCAGAGATAGCTGGAAAATTACTAGAAGGTCAATCAAGAACACAATTACTAGCATTGTCAGAAGAACGCAAAGCGATTGAAGACAAGGCTAAGGTCAGCATGGCTACAGCAACAGAGCAAGCCACTAAAAACACAATCACTCAACAAACCCAAGATGCTTTGTTTGCATCACTAGACAAAACAAGAGCTATCCAAGCGGCTATCATTGCCCAAGATGCAGCGACTATTGATGTGAAGATCGCAGCGGCACAGGCAGAGCTAGACAAATCTGAAAAGTATAATTTAACTTTAGCCGAACAACTTAGGCTTAAGTCAGAAATTGCAGGGCTACAAGCTGAAAAAGCTTTGATACCTGAGCAAATGGCACAACTTGATATCACTACACAAGGCAGCAAAGACGAGGTAGTAGCCAAAGCAGCAGAGGAAAGAATCAAAGCTATAAGCGAAGCTCAGACAGCGGCTAATGAAAGAGCAACAGCAGAAATGCTAATACTCACAGCTAACCTAGACGCGGCAAGAGAGGCGGCTACGGGCTTGTCTGATGCTTTTGGTAGCGTAGGCGCGTCAATCGGTGACATGGGTATAGCCTTTGCATCTTATGAGAAATCACAAGCAGCCATTACAGACGGACTAGAGCAGCAGTTATTTTCTATCGAGAAAATGAATGACGGCAAAGGTGACCAAGCTAAGAAAGACAAAGCCATATCAGACGCAGGAGCAAAGCAAGATAAGCTTCAAGTCAAATCTTATGGCGACATGACAAAAGCGGCTCAAGGCTTTTTTGAAAAAGGATCAACAGGCTATAAGGCTTTAGGCGTAGCGACTAAAGTATTTAGAGCGTTTGAAATGGCTCAATCTGCAATGTCAATGGTCAAAATGATAACTGATAATGCAAAAATGGTAGGCGCGTTTATCTCTGGTATATTCCAATCAACAGCGGCTAACCAAGCATCGGTACTGCCTAATACAATTGCAGACGGAACAAAGGCAACGGCATCAGGAACAGCAGCGGTAGCCGCAGCATCAGCAGCTCCATTTCCTATTGGCTTTGCTACTGGCGCGGCAATGCTAGCCTTTATGTTGGCCATTGGTGTAGCTATGGCTGGAAGCGGCTCAAGCGCACCACAGATGACAGGGGCAGACTATCAAAAGCAACAAGAGGATGCTTACTCAGCATCATTGGGTGGTACTGTGCTGGGTAGCAATGAAATGTCTAATTCAATTCTTGATGCTTTAGATAACATTTCTGATAATTCAACAGCGGATCTTGATTACAGCAAAGGAATGGCTAATAGCTTAGCTATGCTTGCTGCTTCAAATAATTCAATAAATAATGCAGCCATTAAAAAGTTTGGCTTAGAAGGTCAAACAGGCCTAGGCATAGGCTCAACAACAGCAAGTAATTCCGTCCAAAATGCAGCGGCTGGCGGAGCTATAAGCGCCGCGAATATAGGGGTTGGGCTAGCATCTGGATTTATGACAGCCGCAGCCGCAGCGGGGTCGTTAGGCATATCGTTATTAGTTACAGCGTTAGGAAAGCTTGTTCCTGCAATTGGCAGTGTAATAAATTCCGTAATGGGTTTTATACTTGATCCATTCTTAGGCTCAACTAAAATAAAACGCGAGTTTGCAGGCTCAGGGATTAAGTTTGTTAGCCAAACGCTTGGAAGCGTGGTAGAGGATGGAATAATCGCGGCTCAGAAATACACTGATGTATTAGTAACAAGCACAACATCTTACTTGTGGGGATTGATTGAAAACTCAAAAACAAAAATACAGACATTTTACTCAGCATTAGATTCCGACATTAACAAAGCCATTGGCGACACTATTGTACAAACCGCTCAAAGCATAGTATCTGCAGCTAACGTTATTGGCGACAATGGCTCGGCAATTCAAGAAAAATTAAATAATTTTAATATTGACCTTGGCCGCATACCTTTAGGTAGTGACGCTAAAAAGAATGGCGAAATATTAACAGCAACACTGTCAAAACTTGCTGACCAAATGGCACTGCTTAATCCTAAGTTTTTAGAGTCTCAATTAGAGAATGAGGGCTACTATCAAACGCTACTTCGTGTGACTGTCATCATTGCCACGGCACAGGCAAAGCTTAAGACGCTTGGAATGACAGCGGTTGACTATTCAGAAATACTTCAAAAAACAGGCGATATTGAAAAGCAATTAGTAGTTCAATCAATCATTGCCTCATCAAAAATGGAAGATTTAAACACCATCATGGGCATGTTGCCTGGCACTGCTGATGATGCAATTGAAGCGTTTAAAGGCTTGATAAGCATCAAGCAAGGGCTAAAAGATATAGGCGCGGCTAGTGTTTTATTAGATAGTAATTTAATCGTAACTGCTGGCGGTATATCAGCATTAAAAGATTCATTAGCCAATTATTTTGATACTTACTTTTCAGATCAAGACAAATTAGTAAGCAAAACACAAACATTAAATGATAGCTTTGCAAGGCTTGGGTTATTAATGCCTGTTTTAAACGCAACTTTTGACTCAACTACAGGAATCGTTACTGATGCAAAAGCTAATTATAGGTCATTGCTTGATGTATTAAAAAACGATACTACTGACAGAGGTCGAGAGATCTACGTGTTAGCGCTGGCCATGTCTAGCGACTTTGCGGACGCTGCTGATTTAAGCGCTCAATTAGTCAAGGAAAAGCTTACTGAACAAACGAAAATTGTAGAGACTCAATACAATCAACAAATAGCCCTTTATAAAGCCCTTGGTAATAGCGAAAAAGCATTATCTTTAGAGCGTGAAAAAGCAGCTTTAAGCATGGACGTAGAAACAAAGGCATACACCGCAACGCTAAATAAGCTTGTTGATGCCAATGTCGCACTTGCTGAAAGTGAAAAAGGGCTAGAGACAGCTTACAAAGGCTTAACGGCAATGCGGGATAAGTTTGTTTCGATCGGTGAGGGTTTAATTGCTTATTATAATGAGCTAACAGGAACTAAAAATCCCACAGCATCGCCAGAGCAAATATATAACGCCACTAAAAAAGCATTTTTAGACGCGTCTGCAATTGCAAAAACCGGAAGCGCAGAGGCATTATCAAGCTTGCCAGCGCTGGGTAAAGCATTTTTAGAGTCTTCAAAAACATTTAACGCAAGTGGTGACGCTTATCAAACTGACTTTAACACTGTATTAAAAAGCTTGCAGGACGCTTCAAAAGTTACTGAGTCTCAAATTGCTGTTATGAATAACCAGTTGGATCAGGCAAAAGCTGCAAACTCTAAGTTATCAACTTTAGATGCAAGCGTTAATAATGTGGTCACGGCTATAGCTTTATTGAGAAGCACAATGGCAACTTTTACAGGTGCAAAAGACGCGGTATCTGTTGCAGCAAGTGACGCTAAAATATTAGCCGACGCAAAGACCGTTGCTGACGCCAAAAAAGCAGCAGAAGATAAAGCAGCGAGCGACTTAGCAGCCGCGTCAAAAACAACAGCGCAAAAAGCAGCAGACGATGCACAGTCAACAGCTATAAGCAGCTTTATCAAAACCAATATAAACGATCCTGCGGCAATCTTTGCAGCACAAAAAAGCACAGGGATTACAGATGCTCAAATTGTAGCGGCTGGATATACACAAGCGGATATCGATAAGTACAGAACTGACGCGCCAATTATAGCGGCTAATAAATTAGCAGCAGATAACAAAGCTAAAGAAGCGGCGGCAACGGCATCAGCAGCAACAGCAGCAGAAGCGGCAAAAGTAAAGGCGGCAGCAGATAGAGCGGCATTATTGGCTGGATATAGGTCAAACGTACCAACAACAACAGCCGCTGGCGGTACAAATAATCCTTATTGGGAAGCTGTTATAAGCCAGTTTGATTCCATGCATAAGGCGCGTTTTGGTGTAAGTATGAATAGAGGCTGGGGTGCTGACTCAGATGCAATAAACGCTTATCAGGCTTTAAAAGGTCAGTATTTAGCAAGCATCCCAGCTTATGCAATGGGCGGGATGGCTAATGGCTTATCTTTAGTCGGTGAGCAAGGAGCAGAGCTTGTAAACTTTAGCGCACCTGCTAACGTAACCACTCACAGTGCGACTACCGGCCTATTTGATAACATATCTCAATCAATTAAAGACTCTAGCGAAGTACAGGCAACTTTATTAAAAGAGCAGGTGATAGAGTTACAGGCATTAGTCAATCTACAATCATCAGCTAACGTAGCCATGATTAACGAACTAAAAGGAATGAAGGCTGAAATATCAGAGCTAACCAGAAAAGCTAAACTAGAGGCATCATCGTGATTTATTTAGTTGAGATAACCGCTGCTATAGATGCAGCGGGAACAACGGAGGTCTTTAGATATTCTTCACAAAACTTTACAACAGAGCCAAGCGACACGCCACCCAATGCTTATTATGATGCAAGGATTGTAAACCCTGCGTCGATCAGTCGTAACATGTTTAGTAACGGCACAACAAGCGGAGCAAGTCGAGTCGGTTATGGCGCTGTTGAATTATCCAATGTGGATGGTGGACTAGATTACTTGTTGCCTTACTCTTTTGACGGCAGAAGCTTAGTTATTAAGATTGGAGCAGAGGGCGCAGCCTTTTCAACGTTCACCACGATTTTAAACGGCACGATGGAACAGGTTGAATTTACATTTTCTAAAGCCACTATTTTAGTGCGTGATAAATTAGCGATACTTGATAAGCCATTGCAAGCAACGCTTTATGCTGGTAATAACTCATTGCCAGCAGGCGTGGAGGGTGTTGCTGACATAGCCAAAAAGCCTAAGCCTTTATTATTCGGTCAAGTGTTTAACATTCAGCCGATCATGGTAAACAGTTCAAAACTTATTTATCAAATCAATGATGGTGCAATATCTGCAATTGGTAACGTTTACGATAGAGGTGTTCCATTAACATTCCATGCCGATGAGCCAACAGTTGCCGATATGGAAGCGCACGACCCTCCTGCGGGAAAATATACGACATGTTTAGCATCAGGTTACATTAGAATTGAAACTGTACCATCTGGGCTTTTAACGTGTGATGCTACACAAGGCGCAGCGGCAGTGAATAGGACAGTGGCACAGATATTAAAAGCCATTGCATTAAAAGGTGGTGTGGCAGCGGGTGATATTGTAGCGGGTGACGTTACGGCATTGGACGCGATCAACTCTGCGGCCGTTGGCGTGTGGATGGAAAGCACGGAGACATCAATTTTCATGATGGATCAGATAGCTATATCAATCGGTGCATATTACGGTTTTGATGCTACAGGACTATTTAGAATGGGGCGCTTCGATGCTCCGACAGGCGCGGCAAACATTGAAATTTATGCCGGTAATATTTTAAGCATTGAGCATAATCGGACTAACGACACTGACAAAGGCATCCCAGCTTATAGGGTTAAAGTTAATTATCAAAAAAACTACACCGTGCAGGATTTTGACTTAGCTGCTGCTGTTGCGAACGATAGGCGCAACGTATTAGCACAATCGACATTAACAACATCATCTGAAGATACAGCAATAAAAAATCAATATAGCCTTGCTGTTGAAATTACTAGAGACGCTTTGCTAGTCACTCAAGCATCAGCAGCAACCGAGGCGGCTCGTGTACTTGCTCTTTATAAAGCAAGGCGTGACCTATACACAGTGCGGATTGCGCTTGACCTATCCGAAACGCTGCCAGATTTAGTTAATGTTGCAAACTTAACATTGAATAGGTTTGGCTTGAATAGTGGTAAACTATTCAAAATCATAGGCATCGAGTCTGATTACTCGACTAATAGAGCAACGCTAACGCTGTGGGGATAGCATGAATAATACAATTATAGGCTATCAAAACAGAATAGACGTGGCGACGTTTGCGGCTTATGGCTCGTGGTCGGCAACATTGCCATTAACTAATATAAAAAATAGGCAGCTAGGCAAAAAGGCAAGATCAACGGACGATGCAAACGCCTCGACAAAGCTTAGGTTTTCGCTAGATCAATCTAGGATTATTGGCTCTGTTGCTATCGTTAATCATAACTTAACTAGTTTAGCAACATGGAGGTATAGCGCTTATACAGATAGCGGTTATACAGCACTTGCTTATGATAGCGGAGTTATAAACGTCTGGCCTCTAATGCCCTTTGGCTCGTACGAATGGGAAGACGACAGGTTCTGGGATTTGCAGTTATCAGCCGAAGAAGTTGGATTATTCACTAGGTCAATTGTTTACGTCCCAACGGCCACAGCAAGCGCTAGATATTATCAAATTGAATTTTTTGATGTTGATAATACGGATGGCTATGTTGAGTTTGGGCGAATATTTGTAGGTGCTGTTTATCAACCTAAACTTAATATGAGCTTAGGTGCATCAATAGGTGATGAATCAGCCACAGTTATTGATACCGCAATCAGTGGCGCTGAATATTTTGACCGCCGCACATCAAGCCGTGTATCGAGATTTACGCTCGACCATTTGGACTACAGCGAGTCAATTGTAAATGGCGATATTATAAAGATCAGTGGCACAGATGCAGAGGTTCTTTATATTTATGATAATAGCACGGCTTTAGATTTAAATAGACGCGCTTTTTTGGGTAGATTGCGAACCTTGTCAGCAATTCAACAGCCATACAACACTAGATTTCAAACTAGTTATGAAATTAAGGAATTATTATGAGTTCAGTTACATTTAGCACCTCCGTAGGCGGTGACGGCTCAACGGTCACAGACGACAATAACGCTACAACAGGATTAAGGGACGGTGGATGGAAAACGCGCTTTGTTCCTGCACTGACTCAAGAGGTTGCTGTTGCTGCTTTTGTGGTAACTAAGGCCGGAGAAGCATCAACAAGTGCGACTAACGCCAGCGCAAGCGCAACATCAGCAGCATCATCTTATGATTCTTTTGATGATCGTTATTTGGGCGCAAAGTCAACTAACCCAACGCTAGATAATGACAGTGCAACTCTATTAATTGGCGCAATTTATTGGAATGCAACGGCAAATGAAATGCGAGTTTGGTCTGGTAGTGCGTGGATTTCTTACAATCCCGCCATAGCTTATCTGGCGCTAACAGGAGGTACTTTATCTGGTAACTTAGGGATCGGGGCATCCGCTGCTGGAGTGACTTTAGCGATTGCAAAAACATTATCCGGCGCGGCGACGTCTAGGTTTGTATGGGTGACAGCCGCCGTTGCGTCTGATGTAACTAGTCAAGCGCTTGGATTTGCAACTAACATCTCAACGCAAGCAGCGGCGTTCACTTTACCAATTTTAACTCATTATCTTGCAGTGCAAGGCGCTATAGGTACCGACTCAGCAATTACAAACCAGTATGGGTTTCAAGCTGCCTCGTCGTTAGTAGGTGCGCTTAGTAATAATTACGGCTTTTATGGTGTTATTGCCGCTGGAACAGGGCGGTATAATTTATATATGGGCGGGACGGCTGCTAACTATCTCGCTGGGGACTTACAACTTAGCAAGACTGTTACGACTGCTGGCACGGTAGGCGCACAAACTATTGATAAGACTACAGGCTCGGTTAATTTTGCAGCTGCAGCTGCATCGTTAGTTGTTACCAATAGCTTAGTGACAACGGCATCGGTTATTATTGCGACTGTCGGCACCAATGACGCAACCATGAAATCTGTGCTGGTAGTTGCAACAGCGGGCAGCTTTACTATCTATGCTAATGTAGCAGCAACGGCAGAAACGCGCGTTAACTTTCATGTGACTAATTAAGGAATAAAATGAGCAACACATACGAATACAAAGCAACTGACCTATCACGAGACAAAGACGGCATCATCGTTGCCGCATCTTTTACTATCACAGCCTCTGACGGTGCTGATTCAAATACTCATAACTACCACACTGCATTCACTACGCCTAAAGGCGTAGTTATTGATTATGCTGACGTAACTGAAAGTAAAGTTATTGAGTGGATCATGGCTATATTTGACACTAAAGACGATGACGGTGTTAGACAAAATGCACATGAAGATCAAGCTGATGCTGAATTAGCAGCATTCAAAGAACGTAAGCAAGTGCAATCTGGCACGCCTTGGGGAGAGTAAGTATGAGTGAAATTATTTGGACGTTATCATTAGAAGAAGCCTCTGCAATCTTGAGTGTGTTGGGTGACTTGCCTACTGAAACGGGGGCTTTTCCATTGCTATTAAAGCTAAAAGAACAAACTAACGACCAAGCAGCAGCCAATCAATCATGAAACTAGGTATCCATTGGGGGCAAGCATCAACACAGCGTGGCTTGATCTGGGTGCTTACAGCTCTCGTGGGTGCTGTGTTTATCTATCAGGGTAAGGATATCGACCAGCTTTTATTATTAGCTGGGGCTATTGCTGGTGGCTTAGGTTTAGTGGTGAAAGACTAATGCCTTACATATTTGCAATCATAGCTGCGCTGTCGTTCGCTGCTGGCGGCGTGGTAACTTATCAGTTCGTTAAGTCTGACATGCAGCACATGTCAGACGGCATAGCTGCTCAAAACATGGAGGAAACATTAACGTTTAAGTTATTAACCGAACAAGCAGACAAAGAGCATGAGAGGGCTCTTAATGTAACCAAACAACTAGAGGACGCTAATGTATCAACTATCAATACTATTAACAACTTGCGTGATAGCTTTAAGTCTAAACGCTTGCTCGACACCCATCGGGCGCGTAGTAGTTGCACCTCGGCAACCTCTGTTAATTCCTCAATCACTACTAACACCACCACCACCAATGATGGGGAACTTTCAAACGAACTTACTGAATTTCTCAAATCCGAAGCTTATAGAGCCGACCAAGTGAGTGCTTATGCTACACTATGCAAAAACTATATAGACAAATTGCGAGAATTAGATTATGTCAAATTGGAATGAAGATGACACGGCTATGCAAACAATAAGAGAGCTTGCTACGCACAAAGCAGACATTAAGCATATAGAGGCGGATATGGAACGAATGGCTAAAGACATTGAAGAAATAAAGGAGGCACTTAGAAGTATTAGTGTGACTTTATCAGAGACTCAAGGCGGATGGAAAACACTACTAATTGTTGGTGGGATTTGCACGTCTGTTGCAACTGCTATCGCGTGGCTTTTTGATATAGTGAGGCATTAATGATAAATAGTCGCAATATAAATCAGCTTAGTCCTAATGTTGCAAGTCTATGTAGTCAGTTTATTGCTAAGTGCAAGGAGCAAAATATTGATGTAATTATTACGTCAACTTATCGTGATTATGAGTCACAAAACGCGATTTATATGCAAGGCAGGACAACGGCTGGCTCAATGGTTACTAACGCAAAAGGCGGGCAATCATATCATAATTTTAGAGTAGCCTTTGATTTTTGCCCAATTGTGAACGGCAAAGCACAATGGAAAGATACAGCAACTTTTGCTAAATGCGGTGTAATCGCTGAAAGCCTTGGCTTAGAGTGGGCTGGGCGCTGGCTAAGGTTTAAAGAACTTGCCCACTGTCAATACACAGAAGGCAAGACATTGCAACAATTAAGAGCCGACCTTTTGTAATTCTAAACATATTTCACGGTCAAGGTAAGCGCGGGCTTTTTGTAAATCTTCTAAGCGCTTGCCTTTATGGTCTGATCGACTAATGTATTTAATGACATTGCCAAGGTTAAAGCAAAGCTTCCAATCTTCAATCACATCAAAAGCCTCAATTTTTCCATGATTGTAATGAGCGGCTTTATTAATTATGTCTAATTTTGGCTTCCACCTGACGGCCATGCCTATTTCTTCTATTTGGCTCATTATAAAGCCTCGCTTGCGGTCACACATTCTTTTGAACACCATCGACGACGGTCTGGCACTGGTGAGGCACATTCCCAACATACGCCAGAGTCATTCTGAAATGGGTCAATATCCTTTCGTTTCATTTTAATTTGCTTATCTAAGATCATTTGTGCTTGATCGTTAGCCATGTCTGCTTCGTCTGCCATTTTATCTTAATCCCTTCATTGTGTAAAAAGTGTGGTGCTGTATTCTTCGCGTTATTTTGCTTGCATATCGTGGCCTCAATGCCCTTTCCCAGCTATCAGCGCGGCCAACTATAGACACGCCACCATCTAAGATAGACTGCGCCAGTGCTGCATAATGCGTTGCTATGTTAGCTGGTGGTTTCTTGCGTGTAACGCCACGAATTAAGCATATTGATTTCTTAGTGACTTTAGAGCGGTTAATGCTTGCCTGAGCCACTGCAATTAGCCCTTCTAAGCTTTCGCCGCTTGCTTCTGAGTGCATGATAGATGCTAAACATTCTGGTTCACCTCCTAATGCTAATACCGGTAAAAGTATTAGCATTAGGCCAAATACCTTCATCTGTTGCGCCAATAACTTTCGTTATTTACACACACGGCAACATCTTCTTGCTCGTACACGACAGGAATTAATCCGCGCAAAAACTTACCTGAGCCGCCTTTATTGTCCATAAAACAAAAGCTGCGAGGTAATGCGTGCATAGCTATCTTTTCAGCAACGTCTTTGTCAACAGCTTCAATATCAATTTTAAAAATTATAACACCTGTGTATTTATTCATATCCCCACCTGATAAAGCCTATAGCCACAAATATAATTACTAGACTATAAATTACTATTGCAAATTTGTTAAAATACCCTTTAACTTCACGCTCTTGTGTCATTCTACCACTTCAATTTCAGCATTAGCTGATATGTGTACAATCGCATTACCTATGTAACACACGGAGTACGCGCCGTCTATGTGGTCTAATAGGAACACCGTGCCTGAGTCGTCATCTACTAGCGTGAATCTTTTGTCATTACCTAGTTCATAAAGTTTCATGGTATTTCCCAACCCGTTGGAATTGCTTTGTTTATTCTAATGTTAACTATAGATACAAACTTTTCAAGTCTGTCTAAAAAATAAACTCTATTGGCATTAGAAGCTTCTTTTAAATCTTTTAAAAGTAATTCGTAGGCTAATTTTTCTAAGTCATTCATTTATTTTTACTCCATAGTGTTTTTCTGCAAGTTTAACCCCAGCCCAATAACTTTCTGCATTATTTGCATCTTTGTCAGCTCTAAATCCTTGGGATATTTCCCTATCTGTCATCGGCTCTTGCTTTGGTGGTAATGTGTATAGCAAATCCCCATCTTTAAGGTAACGTGCTTTACCAACCCAAGTTACACTACGCCCATATTTTATAAAACCCACAGGCTCTTGCTCAGTCTGCTCAGGTTGGGCAAGTAGTTCCATGATTTTAGTTACTAAATCAAAATGACGAACTTCGTTGTACTTAAATTCTTCTAAACAAATTTCTAACAACTCTCTTTCAGCACTCATCACACACACCTCTCCCAAAATTTGCTTGAATTAATTGCCACTCTCTGTTTGTTACAGTAGTCAGTAACGTGCTTTGATGCTTGCAGCCATGCGGTAACATCCATTATATTTGCTGACATGGTGTAATAACCTTTCTTGATTAATGCCCACTCATCAAAGTATTGCGGGTTATGCAGTCGCCAGTTGTCTAAGTCTCTTTTGTGATACCTAACAACGCCTTTGTCGTCTAAATGCTCTGGTACTTGCCAGTACTTCTTAAAATTAATAATATTAGAAAGCTTTTGTGTGGTAAGCGTCAAATACACAGCAGAGGCTGGGCGAGTTAAATACTCTCTATTTTTTTGGAGTTGATATAAAGCGGCTCTTTTTTTAACTAATGCTGCTTTGTTCTTTTCTCTATAAGCTCGATTAATGTGGCTCTTGGTTTCCCCTGCTGTTGCGCTCATGAGATCACCCTAACTAATCGTGCGGCTAATATAGCTCCATCAAGCACCATTAAGCCTGGAAAAAGCATCAACAGTGCAAAGCCTGCCAAGTTAAACACAAACAACGCTATGCAATAAAAAAAGCTAGGGCTTGTTTCGTGACGCTTTAAATCTTGATTAAATATCTTCATTGACTAATTCCCATAAAATTTCAGCAATTTTATCTTTTGTTGACTCTGGCAGAGTCTTAAATACATTAACTCCGTCAACATAAGCGCCATCAACCGTAATGTTTTCTCGTACCGCTGGCGATTCTAAAGTTTCTTGCTCGTATGGTTGGTAATTCCATTCAATATCTAGCACGTAATCATCTACTTCAATAATCATAAATTCAACTCCGCAATTTCTAAAGCCTCTGCATAAAGCGCATCAGTTACAAATCTATTAAAAGGCTCGTGACGCTTGTCAAAAGGCGCATTGATAGCAATATCAAGGATACCGTGGAAAGAGTCGGTAGTGCTGCTGTCAAGGTCTCCTTGAGCCATTTTGCACAAAGCTTTGGCTATTGCCATTAAGACTTGAGTGCTATCATCTTCATATTTAGCAATCATCTTAGCCATGATTACATCAGCTAATGCCTGATGCTTTTCTTCCTCCGAAGTATATTGGCTGGTAAATTCTTCTTCTTGGTTATCGTAGTCGTGCTGGTTCATTGGCTTAAAAACTCGCTAGATGTCCAATATTTAACATTATCGCCAGTTTTTCTAACTTGTGTTAAGCCGCTGAATGATACCTCCTCAATATTTACAACCTCACCGACTTCAATCAGTGTGCATTGCCCCGCCAAAATTGAAAATACAAGCTGCTTCTTAAACGCTGTAAAGTCTTTAGCTAAGTGAATTAAATCAGATATTTGATCTTTTTCAATGCAAGCAGTAGCTGGATTTTTAACGGTTCTTGTCGCTGCCATTGCATTTGATGACATAAGTACAGCAGCTAATATAAATAATTTTTTCATTATTATTTTCTGCCTGTTGGTAAATGATACTCTTGACTAGCTCCAGTCGTATAGGCTGGTACTGGTGTGCTTGCAGCTTCTAATTCTTCAAGTGCATAAATATGCCCATCACGAATGACGAACTGCCCTGACTTGGTGACTTCAAGCCTTACAAAGTCTTTGCTCGGCTTAAAATAAAAGTTGTGGGCAAATATGCCCGAACCGAAAGCCACGAGCAGAGCTAATGCTCTTAATGCGTTTATATTCATGCTTGTTCTCCAATATTATTATTATAAAAAAACCCATCAACCTACTACGCTAAATAGGATGATGGGGTACTGCTGCTAAGGCAAGTTATAGGTTCAAACACTGACTCGCATCTTTTTTCGGACTACGAGGACTCCGGCCTTAGATTTTTACTGATGCACTTAGAAATTCTGTCTAGGAAAACTAAACGCATCACTAAAAAACTTTGCCCCATTTCTGGGGCTTTGTTGGTTATGCTGCTTTAATGATTGGACACATTGAATAAGAGCCCCAAGGCTTTACAAATTCACGGCCCTCATAAATTGCAGGGCGTAAAGTTTTAACAGCACCTTCAACTAAGGCTTTGATAGTTTTTTCAGTTCTTGAGATAACTGTTATTTCAAAAAACATTTCAGAATCACCAATGCTACGGTTTTTGTAAGTTTTGCCAGCTTCAAATTTAATCATTTTCATATCTCGTTTCGGTTAAGTTGCAGCTATATTAACACCACAATATTACAATGTAAAGCTATTATTTTAGAATGGAATGTCGTCATCATAATCTTGTTGCTCAGACTGCTGCTGTTGCTGTTGCTGTTGTTGTTGTTGTTGTGGCGCTTGTTCTGTGCGCTTGCCAACTAAATCGATAACATTAGCATTAAGCTCTAAACTGGTTTTTATAGTGCCGTCATTAGCACTATATTCATTTTGGCTAAGTTCTCCAGAAACAAACACTTGTTGGCCTTTTTTTAAATAATCTTTTAAAGAGCCTTCGGCGCGTTTGCCAAACAAAGCCACACGTATCCATAAGGTTTGTTG